AGAGTATTGGGCTAGATGTTTACTATATCAACATCGTAAACAGTCCCGAGCAACTGTCAATTGCCAATCTGACCCCCAGAGCAAAACAACTGGTATTGGACAAATTGATTGCCAACCCAGATGATAAATTTCAAATCGTCATTGATACCATACTTAAAGGCAGAACAAGCAATGGCCAGAGCTTCTGTGACTTTATACGGCATAAAGACCTGATACGCAACACCAACTTCCTGGACACTCATAGAGAAATCGGTGAGGCTATGGGTTACATTTACAAACACAATCTGTTATAATCAAACAATGTCTAACCTATTCAAAAAAGCAGCGCTATTCACAGATATTCACTTTGGCCTAAAGTCAAACAGTCAACTACACAATGAAGATTGTTTGAACTTTGTCAAGTGGGCAACAGCCAAAGCCAAAGCAGAGGGCTGCGAAACTTGTATGTTCTTGGGCGACTGGCACAACAATCGTGCCAGCATCAACATCTTGACTTTGGGCTACAGTCTCAGAGCATTGGAGCACTTAAATGAAAATTTTGATCGGGTCTATTTCATTCCTGGCAATCATGATCTATATTATCGTGATAAGCGGGATGTCCAAAGTGTTGAGTGGGCCAAGCACCTCCCTAATATACAGATATGCAACGACTGGTTTAGTGACGGCGATGTGGTTATCGCTCCTTGGCTTTGTGCTGACGATCATAAACGTTTACATAAGCTAAAAGGTCAGTACATCTTTGGTCACTTCGAGTTGCCAGGCTACTTGATGAATGCAATGGTAGCAATGCCAGATCACGGGGAATTCCGCACTGACGACCTAAGTCATTTCGGACACGTGTTCAGTGGACATTTTCACAAACGTCAGACCAGAAAGAATGTGACTTATATTGGTAACGCTTTCCCACACAACTATGCTGATGCAGGAGATGATGAGCGTGGTCTTACTATCTTAGAGTGGGGCAAAGAACCAGAGTATCATGCTTGGCCAGATCAGCCCAAGTATCGTGTGTTCAATCTGAGTGATATCGTTACGCATACTGAAAAAATGTTGCATCCCGGAATGCACGTTCGTGTGAACTTGGATGTAGATATCAGTTATGAAGAATCGTCTTATATCAAAGAAAAGTTCACATCTGAATATGGGCTACGAGAACTTACCATAATCCCAGCCAAGACTACCGATCTTACTGATTATCAAATACAGGGCAACATTGAATTTGAAAGCGTGGATCAGATTGTTACTGGTCAGCTTACCAATATTGAAAGCGATAAATTCAACAAAGCTCTACTCTTGGACATTTATCAAAATCTATGATCTTGGGCTGCGTGGATATCAGCATTGACTCCAAAGAGTTGTATGAACAATTACTAGAACTGCATCGTACAGAGTTTGGCGCAGAAGACGTTATCATACTTGAGTACAATGCCGATGAGTTTGACTACGAGGGCAAGCCAGGTAAACGTTTAACCAAAGCGATAGAATTTCTGAACAAGATAGACATACCTCTATTTTTTGTGCAGATTAGCACAGAGTATGAGAATATCGTCGGCGACCTGTCACAGTTAAACGCAGAAATAAAGACAATAAAAAGCAATGTTGCGTTTAACTATCAGTCTGCAACTGCCAGAAATAGCTTTTGTATTCTACCTTGGATTCACTTGTATGTGGGACCAGATGGTAACGTATTGCCTTGTTGTATAGCAGATATCACAGAACCAATTGGCAATATAGATACAGCATCTGTACAGTCTATCATAAGCTCTGACCGTGCGGTACAGCTTAGAAAAAATATGCTCAGTGGCAAAAAATGCTCAGAGTGCAAGAGTTGCTATGTCAGAGAAGATGCTGGGTTGCCCAGTGCCAGAATTCGTGCTAATACTCTTTGGGCAAAATACTTTACTATAGCCAATGATGCTGAGATAAGAAATTTTAGTCCAAAATATTTGGACATACGAATCAGCAACTTGTGTAATTTAAAATGCAGAATGTGTAGCGACTATTATAGTAGCAGCATAGCACAAGAAAACAAACAAATATATGGGCAGTCAAACAAGATCATAAAGATAGAAAAGACTGCTGCACTAGAAAATATTAGACCATACTTAGAATCTGCTGAAAAGATTTATTTTGCTGGTGGCGAACCATTGCTAATGGCTGAACATTATGCCATTCTGGATACACTGATCGAATTAGGTAATACAGACTTGGAAATTGTTTATACCACAAACTTTACTAATCTAGAATTTAAAAATTGCAGTGTACTAGAATTGTGGCATAAGTTTAGCAACGTTACAGTGGGCGCAAGTCTGGATGCAGAAGGCACGGCAGCAGAATATCTTAGACACGGTACGGTATGGACAGACATAGAACATAATCGTAGACAACTCAGTGAGCTATGCCCGCAGGTTGGATTTACAGTCAACTCCATAGTTCATATGCTCAACGTTGAAAGTTTAATTGAGTTACAACGCAATTGGGCAGATGTTAGATTTACTATGATTCCCTTGATTAGTCCAGATCATATGAGTTTGACTGCTCTGCCAGAGCATCACAAAAATAGATTGGCATCACTGATTGATAATCATATCAGTTGGTTAAAGGTACAGGGTGCCATTTTACTTGCAGATGAATGGCGAGAAACTGTAAAATACATGTTCAGTTCCAACTCTAGTCATTTGTTAAAAGAATTCCAAAGAGTCACCGCTGAATTAGATGATCGTAGAAAAGAATCATTCATTACAGTATTTCCACAATACAAAGACCTATTAGATGTTTAAAATAAAAGACCTTACAGTTAAAAACTTTATGAGCGTGGGTAACGCCACACAGGCTATCAACTTTGACCGAGACGATCTAACACTGGTACTGGGTGAAAACCTAGACTTGGGTGGGGATGACAGCGGGGCACGTAACGGAACTGGTAAGACTACGATTATCAATGCCCTAAGCTATGGCTTGTTTGGCAATGCGCTGACCAACATCAAGAAAGATAACTTGATTAACAAGACCAACGGCAAGGGTATGATGGTCACAATTGAGTTTGAATGCAATGGGGTCGAATACAAGATTGAACGTGGTCGTAAACCAGGTGTACTCAAGTTCTTTGTAGACAACCAAGAACGAGAAATAACAGACGAAGCTCAGGGTGATAGTCGTGAGACTCAGGCAGAGATTGAACGTATGCTGGGTATGAGTCACGAAATGTTCAAACACATTGTGGCTCTGAATACCTACACAGAACCATTCCTGAGTTTAAAAGCCAATGATCAGCGAGTAATGATCGAACAGTTGTTGGGTATCACACTACTCAGTGAAAAAGCAGACAGACTCAAAGAGCAGATTAAAGATACCAAAGACTTGATTACCAAAGAAGAATTCCGTATCAAGGCTGTGGGTGATGCTAACAAACGTATACAGGATCAAATCGATGCACTCTTGCGACGCCAGAATTTATGGAACAGCAAAAAGACAAACGATGTTGCAGCGTTGCAGACAGCTTATGATGAACTTGCTAAACTCGACATTGAAGCCGAGCTTCAAGCCCACAAAGCATTGACAGATTACAATGCCAAACGCAAAGCAATCAATGATCTTAACGGTTGGATCAAACGTTGTGAACTTGACGAGAAGCGTGAGCAAAAAGAAATTGATAAGCTCAAGAACGATATTGCAGCCTTAGAAAATCATACTTGTCACAGTTGTGGGCAAGCCTTCCACGATGACAAACAAGAACAGTTGCTGGAAGAAAAACGTCGAGCACTACAGGAAACAGCCCTGCAAGCACTAGCAACCAACACACAGTTAATGGAACGTCAGGATGCACTAGCTGCATTGGGCGAGTTAGGCACTGTACCCAAAGTCTTCTACGACAACGAAAGCGATGCGTTTGAACATCGTAGTAGTATGGGTGCGCTGTTGGCTCAGCTTACTGCAAAACAAAATGAATCTGATCCCTATGTTGAACAGATCCGAGAAATGCAAGAACAGGCTCTGGAAGAAATTACCTATGACACAATGAATGCTTTGGATGATCTTAAAAATCACCAGGAATTCTTGTTGAAACTACTGACAAACAAAGATAGTTTTATTCGTAAGCGTATCATTGATCAGAACTTGAGCTATCTAAATGCTCGATTAGGACAATACTTAGATCGCATTGGCTTGCCGCATACTGTAAAATTCAACAACGACTTAACTGTAAGTATTACAGAACTAGGACGTGATCTAGACTTTGACAACTTGAGTCGTGGTGAGCGCAACAGATTGATCCTGTCACTGAGCTGGGCCTTCCGAGATGTTTGGGAAAGTCTGTATCAGCCCATCAACTTGCTGTTTATTGACGAGTTGGTTGATTCGGGTATGGATAGTTCTGGAGTAGAAAATGCTTTGGCTATTCTGAAAAAGATGAGCAGAGACAATCGCAAAAGTATTTGGTTAGTCAGTCACAAAGACGAACTAGCTGGGCGGGTAAATAACACGCTAAAAGTTGTTAAGGAAAGCGGCTATACTACGTACAATACAGACGTAGACATAGTTTAACTAATATTTTTATCATGGCACATTGAAAACTAAGTAGTTGATGACATGGATATTTCAAGGAAAACCAGTGGAAACTCTTCCCGATGACTGCGTGGGTTTCGTCTATCTCATCACAAATAATCTATCTGGCAAAAAGTACATAGGCAAAAAACTAGCGAAATTCGCAAAAACCACTTATAAAACAGTAAAACTCAAGAACGGCAAAAAGAAAAAGCAAAAGATTCGAAGCAAAATCGACTCTGATTGGCAAACCTATTATGGCTCAAACGATCAACTAAACAAAGACGTTCAAACTCACGGCACCGAAAACTTTACCAGAGAAATACTTTATATTTGTAAATCAAAGGCAGAATGTAGCTACATTGAAGCCCGAGAACAATTTACACACAGAGTATTAGAATCAACAGATTATTATAACGGACAAATCTCAGTCCGTGTTCATGGCTCACACATTTTAAACAAACTCAATGGATTATAATCCTGAAGTAGAGAAATTTGTAGATTTTGTAGATTTTACCAAAGACGATCCCTGTATATGGGTTGTTTTCACTGCTGGCGCAGCAGGAGATTTGATAGCTTCTATGATTTCATTACATTATGCTAAACCCGCAGCAAGATTCTTGGGTATAGCAGATAATGGACAAGTCATATTTCGGGATTCAAATAGTAAAAAACTTAACAACGACAAACGTTTAGAACTAGTAGTAGAGAACATAAACAAAACTTTATCCAACGAATACAATAGCAACTACAGCAAAATCGATCAAATCATACTTTCAAATCACAATCATGGCATAATTGAAGTCACTAAAATTTTAGAAAATTTCTCTCAGGCAAAAATCATAAGAATCACTCCGGCAAACTCTTACGAAAACGATATAGTAAATTGGTTATCAAATTTAAAAAATAAAAATCAATTGACTGATTTTGTTGTAACAAACAAAGCGTACTCGTATAATCACATAGAACATCCCAGTGTATTAAATCTAACTCTATCTGACATTATTAATCAAGACAAATTTGAACAAACTTATCAGCGAATTACAGAACACTTAAACTTAAAATACAAATTAATCAGATACGACCTCATAAACTATTGGCTCTCTAAACAGCATCCTAACATAATCCCCGATTTAAAAAAATTGTAATACAGTACGGCTCGCACAGGCTAACTCCGTGTGCCCACGATAAGAGGATCTAGGATCACTCGGACGGAAATCTCTTTGCTGTAAAGAGTGCTCAACCACTACCCAGTTGGATGAAGATCGCTTGTAAGACCTGCGATTTGGTTGTTTGAATAGGATGTAATATAGGCAAAAAGACGTAGCAGCGATGCTACACGTTCATATAGTATGTTAGCGTATATTATATGAATCGCCGTTGATAAGACGGAGCTCGAGGTACCGGTCAACCGCCTCTGTAATTGCTCTAACGCTAGGTGATGTGCTACTCAGATGAAAGCAACTCTTTCCTTTTGTCCCGGGTAACCGGGCAAAGTGTGACGATTAATCTAGATGAACAGTAATGTCGCTTCGCTCCCCTTGATTATATTCCTTCAATAAATTAAAAATAATATTGATGAGCGCAAGCGAATCAATGGATGTGCGTAGCACATCTTAGAAGAATGGAAGTCCTGACTTCTTAGTAGCTTCCATATTGCTCTTAACTATATCCCCGATGATGTTTCTTTCTTCTAAACTTAGCATCATTGCCTCGTCATAGGTCACACCACCACGCATATACCAGCACAAAGATAGAGTTTCTTGTTTAAGGGCTTTTGCCGATGATTCTAGTTCTTCAATGAAACTGATAATCTCAGCTTCATCCATCCGCAAAAGCCTTAACCGAAAAAATTGCTATGGTCGAATGTCAGCTCAGTGCTAAATTGTTTTTGGCATTCTTCATTATCGCATTTAAGTTGTAGGGGTTGGATCTTAAAAGTATCTGTTAGTTCTTGTACAGATGATTTGATACTTTCATATATCTGACGACTACAACTATCCAAGAACTCAGCAATCATTGCAGGGTCTGTGACAACTACACCTTCTTCTGTGGTAACACTGGCAATGCTGTCTACTACAGTATCGATATTCAACTGTCGTATCTTTTCAAATCCCTTTTTGAATTCTAGCATCTTTTGTTCTTCGCTCAGGGTCTCATTCTTGACAACGTTTTGTATTAGCTTGTCTTGTTCAAATGTAATCATACCCATCTTGTTGATGTTTCTGTACTTTTGTGGTTTGAACTTGAACACTAGATTATCAAACGTAAACGGTCTGTTGTAATCTGCTTTACCAACACTGTCTAGAACCATGTTTAAGTCTATTGAGTAATCGCTTTCTGTCTTGCAGTGCGTACAAGTAGCGCTGAAATCCATGACTTTCCCATAACTTGCCAATCTGATGGCAATGAATATAGGGTCAAGATCCACAGCAGGAATCTCCCAAGGGTCCTTGATTCCAGGGCAGCAACTGCGAATAACATCAATAACTGCTTGACCGTTCAATAAAGCATCTGGTGTCTTCAAGGCCAACTCATCTTTGACTGTCATTGGGTAAACGGGTATAGTCCCAGTGGCAGATAGTTCCACTGTTCCCTCAGGGTAAAACACTCCTCTGCTGGGTAGACTAAGATACAGTGCGGGTTGGCGGAAATGCTTGGCTAATGGATTAGCTTGGTTAACCATGGTTCGAACTCCAATAAATAGATGTAGTAATACAATATTTATAGCGACACAATATGGCAAGTTCAGTAAAGGTCAACATTCCCGGAGTGGGCACAGTAGAAGCAGAAAATGCGGCCAGTGAAGCCACGCTCTTGGCAATCTTAGCAGCAATGCAGAAAAGCGAAGGCACTAAGAGAAAAGAAGAAAAGGCACGTTCTGCTGAACTCAATAAGCAAGAAGCAGAAGCACAAAAAGCTGCAAAAGAGTGGGAAAAGTCTTTAGAAGGACTCACTGCGTCTGAGAGAAAGGCCGCTGAGGATAAGAAAAAGCGTGAAAAAGAACGCACTGAGATGTGGGACAAGACCAAAACTGGTATGGGTGCCGCAGGCAAAGAGATATTTGGTGCGTTTGGTAGTATTGCAAAAAGTGCTGTCAGTGTAGCTACTGCATTCTTAACATCATACGATGACATTGCCAACAATCCTATTGCTGCTGGTGCCGCTGTATTAAATGCTGGGATTGACGCAGGTAACACAGCAGTTCACGGTGTAGCCAATGCTGCTGCTGGACTTGCTAATGCATTCGGTCCTGTTGCAGGCGCATTTGTCGGTGGGCTAGCCAGTCTGGTCACTGGTATCAGTGACGCTGCGGCTGCTATCCTAAAAGCCACAAACGAAGTTATGGCCAAAGAATTTCAGAAGTCTACACAGGCTCTGAAAGATTATACCAAACAGGGTGCTAGTTTTGCTGGTGGTATGGCAGAGATGCGTAATCTTGCCAATGACGCTGGTCTAAGTCTTACCACCTTATCTAAGGCATCATCAACATCAAGTGAATCGTTGAGACAAGCAGGATTTTCACAGGGTGAGGGTACTGCAATGCTGGCAAAGGGGTTTGCGGCAGCTACCAAAACTATTGGTAAAAGCGGTGCAAGTCTGAGTAACGAAATGTTGGCTTTGGGTTACAGCTATGAAGACCAAATGGCTATTCAGGCTGATTATATGTCTCAGCTAAAACGTACTGGGGTAGATTTAAAGAATCTTTCTCCCACAGAGCTTGCCCAAGGTACTCGTGAATATGCTAAGAATTTAAAAGTTATCAGTGACATTACTGGTCAAGATGCTAAAAAACTCATGGACAAAGCTGCGGCTGAAACACAACGAGCAAGTTTGATGAGTGATTTGGATGCAAAACAAAAGACTGCGTATCAGGCTAGCTTTGCTGCGCTAGAGAAAATGGGCCCAGACGCTGACAAAGCACGACAAGCGTTGTATCAGATTATGAAAACTGGTACTACTAACGTTGTTGGATATACTTCGGGTCCTGCTCGTAAGATGATTGAAGACATGGCCAAAGGTGTCAAGTCTGGTACTATGGACTTTAAAGGTGCTATTGGTACAATGGCTAGCGCTTCAAAAGAAGCCGCCGCAGCAAACAAAGGATCTGTTGGGGCTGCTACTGACTTTGCAAAAGGTATGGGTGCAACGGGTGAAGCTATTGACGCATTCTCTCAAACTCAAAACTCTATGCTATCGTTGAGTACTCAAAATTTAGGTGAGATGGTAGACAGCAGCAGTAAGAGCGCAGATGCACAGGCTAATCTTGCTGG